AAACTTGGAAGCCATGGATGTAAAAAGATAATTTGTTTACTTGTTTCTAAATCTGTATCTACGATGATCTTCATCGGATTTTTAAACATGAACTGTGTATCGTTTGAATCTTCAATTTCAGCAATTAAATCTTCACCGTTATTAAGTTTAATGAACTTAACGTTTTTTTCTTGTTTACCCATTTTTTAATTCTACCTTATAGGTTGAGATTTTGAATTTCTCTTCATGATATATTTTAAGTCGTTCGGCAAAATGCTTAAGTGTAAAGTTGACGTATTTTTTATACCGAAGATCATCAGAGATGTCGTAAAGAGTGGCTTTGTCTTTATCGTCTCCTAATCGTAAGCCGCGACCTATAGATTGAAGATTGCGAATCTTAGACTTGCTTGGTGAAGCGAATATAATATTATGTAGGTTACGAATATTTACGCCAGTAGAGTATACTCCATAAGAAGCAACAATGATGGCGTCTTTCTCTGTCTCTACAATTTTACGAATTTCTTCACGATCTATAACGTCAGTACCACCAAAAACAAAAAATACTTTTCGGTTTCCTGCTTTCTCTAAGATCATATCATATAACGCTTTACCGTGCTTTTCAACGTATTGAAACAATACTAGTGTATTATTATTTAACGATAAAGCCAAGTTTCTAATGAAAATATTTCGTGAGTTGTTCGTTACGAGAAAGTCCATTTCTTGCTGATAATCAAATTTACTTACCATTGCGCAAGTTTGTTCGGAATATTTTAATGTCAAACATTTGATCTCAAAGTCGGATAACTGACCGCGATCGATTAATTCTTTAGTTGTAATAATCTTAGTAATTGCACCAAAGTAACCTTCTAGCGACAACTTATGCACTTTGGTATCTTTAACTGTACCAGTTGTACCAATACGATACTTTGCATTGACTAGTCGTGTCATAATTTTAGAAAGCGACTTTGCTTCGAAGCCATGCGCTTCGTCGCCAATCACAAAGTCAAACTGTTCAAAAAACTTTTTAGGCATATCCATAATAGATTGCCATGTAGATATGACTAGGTTGCGAGTGATAAGTTTATCTTGCCCTTGATAAATCTTTTGACAATTGTTACTTACGTTCCAACCATTACCTGTAGAATAATCGGCAAAATCGCTGTACATTTGCTCAACAAGCGATACTGTTGGTACAATTAATAAACCACGTTTGCATTTGTCGGCAAATAGTTTACGCATAATCAAGTAAATGATTAGCGACTTACCCGATGCTGTAGGTGAAAGCATCAAAATCTTTTGATAGCGAATTGCTTTTGCAAACCCTGCTAATTGATAATCGCGAACTTCAATAGGTTGATTGCGTGACTGTATGTTTAAAGAATCAGCAAACTCTTTGGCTTCTTCTAAAGAGTATTCGTTGAATACGTCAATTGAGTCATCGTAGTCAATTGCATAATTTTTTTCTTTCGCAAACTCATTTAGATAACGAACTAGCCCTGCATAAAGCAAAGACTTTTTACGATTAAAAAGATATATTTTCCCGTTCCAAATTTTCTTTTTATATAACGGGCTAAACTGATAATTAGGTGCAAAAAACGAAAAATATTCAGCCAACTCTGCTTTGATATTTTCTTCGCATTCTAAACGAAGATATACTTCGTTTATTTTTTTAACAGTGATGTGAATATTTGTATAGATTATCATACCAAAACGTTTTTCAAATTAGCAATAACGTCATTGTTAATTACTATAAATGTATTTATCCTCTCTAATTCTTTGAGTCCAGCTGCAGCAGCTTCTTTAAGTGCAAGATACTTTTCTTCTGGCACATAGTTTAAATAAACCTCTGGCGGAAATCCATTGAGTGCATCATGCGCCGCTTGATCGTTTTTATTTGGTTTCATTAATGTCCACCTTGAATGAATTTTTCCCAATCCATAAATGCGCGCAACTGATATGTGCGAGCGTTCAGTTCTTTTAATACAGAAGAACAAAATGTAATGGCTTCTTCATGCAACGCAAGTTTGGCTGTAATCTTTACGAGGTCTTGATCCGCATCAAGATATGTACCGATATCCGATTTCAATAAAAATCGAAAAGGTTCCCAGCCATATTTTTTTAATTCATCTGCGTCAAGTTTGCCATTATAATATTCATACTTGACCTTTTTCATTCTCGCATATTCAATATGACACTGCTTCGAAGCAAGAGAATGTGCTGAAAGAATGCGCGCATACTTCGCGTGAAGTGTTGGAATCTTGATGATTTCTTTACCAGGCTCAGTTTGATCCACTTCTGAGTCTTTTTCCCACATCTCAATGATCTGAGTGAGCGGAATCGCATTCATACATACACCTTAAATAATACAACTGGTTGTTATATTATTATACTATACTTTTTCAATTTCGTAAAGAGAATAACCAAAAGATGCGCTACACATAACAGGATCTTCTGCCGTCTTTTCTACATCAAATTCAATGGATCCAATTGCAAGAGGAAAGCAATCTTTAAACTTTATTCGAAGGTTTGCGTTATTTCTATTTGTATAGATTGTAAGCATTGCGTCACTATATTGATTTCCACGTTGACGACCGCTAGGTATTAAGGTTGTGCGTTGTGTATTTTGTAAATTTTGATATTGTTCGAAATCTTTAGGAAACGTTAGCGCTGTAATCCAGTTGAATACTTCGATCCAAGCAGTGTAATTGACATCGACTAAAAAATTTACTTCTAGTGTATTGAATTCGGTTTTATCACCAGGGACTAAAAATGCCGAAAATGGAGTTTCAACACGAACCGCATTATTGATGATACCTGGAAGATTAACATTTTTACAGAAAAATGTCATGTTCGGCAATCGATCAAAATTTAATTTGAACTTATTGTATTGTGCGATATCGCGATCTTTAGGTACATATGATACTGACATTAGTATCGCTCCGTGTGACTACAAATTATTTAGGTGTAAAAAAAGGGGGAGCCTTTCGACTCCCCCCAATTCGTTTTGCCTTGTTATTATTAATAAGTTGGCAAATACTTTCTCAACAAATATTACTTCAAGTTTGAAACGATAAACTTGCGGTAGTATAGGTTTGAGTTGTTTGCTAGTCTGCCAAGACCAATCGTTGATCCTTCAGCATATGGGTTAGCAACTAGACCATAACGGGTCTTGAAGCCAATTTTTGGCTGGAAGGTATCTGGATTGATTGCGCGGACCATTTGTAGTGGGACGTATGGGCAATAGAATAGACCAGCGTCATATGCTACTGTACCCTTGTAACCAACTACTGCGTAGTCTGCTGCTTGGATAGAATATGGATCAACATAAACCTTGATACGACCGAATAGTGTACCAGCGAATGTGTTGCCTGTATCGTCAACAGTTAGGCTTACTTGACCAGCGAGAGCTGAGTTGTAATCGAGAAGACCTGACATTGCGAGGGCTGATGCGACGTCTGATGAGCAGACGACGATATTGCCCTTGCCACGACGGGTGTCTTTAGCAATTTTATTTGCTTCTCTTTCGATTGCATAGATCAAGCCCTTGTACTTCTCAACCTGCCAGCGACCGTCGGTGTCACCACCTGAAGTTGCTAGGTTGAATGTACCTGGTGCACCAGCAAACGCAACACCTGGAGTTGCTGTACGATAAATCGTACGAACGACTTCGCGGTTGATTTCGGCAAGAATTTCTGTTGAAAGAATATTTGCCAATTCTGTTTCAGCGTCTAGACCATGCACTGCCTTAAGGTCTTGTGCTAGTTCTAGTGTATACTCTGCCTTCAATGCGCGAGTATTTGCTGTTACAGTGACCTTCTCGATTGAGAAGCCCATTGCGCCCATGTCTGTACCACCGCCAAGATCTTCACCAACTGCAGTTGTAACACCGCGACCAGTGTTTGCAGAACCGAAGACTGATGCGCTGTTTGAACCTGGGTTAACAGCTGAATCGAATGGTGTGTGAGTACCTGTACCTGAGAAGTCTGTGTCAGCTTCGTTGTACAATGCTTCACCAGCGTTGTTACCTAGACCAACGTCACCAAGAAGTGCAGTGTTGTTGGCGAACTTTGAACGCATTGCGAAGATCAAACCTGTTGGACCTGTCATTGGCTGAACGCCGCAGATGTCATAAGCCATTAGGTTTGGCAATGAACGACGAACGAGGCTTACTAGGATTGGATCATAACCAGCAGTTGCGCCGCCAGCTGATGAACCAGTTGTATAGCCTGTGATGTTCGCAGGTGATGCTTCTGAAAGAAGACGTGCTTCTTCAGCCATTGCGCGCTCTTGGTTCTCAAGAACGACTGCCGTGACAGCACGGCGGTATGGGTCATCAATCTTTGGTAGATCTGGGTGATCTAGGACTGGTGCCCACTTTGATTGGATTTGTTCAGATAAAAACATTTTTTATTTACTCCTAAAAATTAACGAGGTAGAGTTTTACCAATTGAACGTACATAACGCTCCATTAATGGGCTAACCATTGCTGATTCGTCCGTTGCTGGAGCAGGATCAACGCTTTCTACGACAGGCGTAGCAGCAGTTGTTTTCACCTTACTTGAGAAGTATTGTTCACGAATGATCTTTAACTTCTCTGAGTATTCACGCTCTGTGGTGAACTCTACACCCTCT